TCATAGAACCAATCCATAATCTGGTCTATCTGTTTAGAGGTATGAACATCGGTAAGCATCTTGACACCGAGTTCTCTCTTTATGTTCTTGAAGTCTACTAGTGTTGTTCTTAAACCAAGTCCGCGAATACCGTCTTCACTTGTTCGGTTTGCTTTATCAAAGGAAGACTTGAAGTAGTAATCATATCCGTACTTGTCACATACTCGTTGACACTCTTTAGCGATTTTCAAACTCTGTTCAAAGGACTCATGTTGGCATGGTCCTGCTATTATATTTCCATTAATCATATCAATTCCTATTTATAAGAAATTCACGTTTGCCATACACTCAGTAAGGCAAGCAACAAGATTTAATTCATGGTCTGCTACGAATGCATTCTTATGTTGATAGTCCGCAAGTATCAATACTAACTGAGGTATAGAGGCAGGGTCAACATACTCTTCCATACTATCATAGATACCACGGAATACAGAAGCAGGTTCTACGTCCATATTATTAACAACCCACTGACGCATTTTCTTGAAGTCTTTTTCTTTTACATGTTTATACAGGTCTGAGTATTGAGAGTTATCTGTAACTAATACATTACTGTTAATTGTACCACCAATACTACCACGTTGTGCCTCATTAAGTATACGTCTCCAATCCGGAGCATACTTCATAATCAATCCTGCAAGGACATCGTTATTATATTCAACCTTTTCAGTCTCAAGTATATTCTGAAGTCGGTGCATAAACTGATAACAAAGTTCTGCCATTTGTTTCTTAGAAGTATTAAACTCATAGACACCACATCGAGAATGGAGAGGTTCAATAATACGGTTCTTGAAGTTACAGGTTAGTATGAACCGACAGTTCTTACTAAACTCTTCAATAAAACCGCGTAGGGCAGGTTGAGTAGATTGAGGATTAAGATAGTCTGCCTCATCTAGGATAACAACCTTGTATCCACCTGACAGGGATACTGAGGAAGCAAACTGTTTTATCTTACCACGAAGGGTATCGATATTACCTTCTTCAGAACCGTTCACTACTATAAAGTCAAGACCGAGTTCATTACAGATTGCTTTTGCTACTGTAGTTTTACCAAGACCTGCTGTGCCTGTAAAAAGCATGTTAGGTATTTCACCTGTATCAACTATTTTCTGAAAGGTAGTTTTTAGTTTAGGGTCAAGGATAGTGTCCTCAACAGTTTTGGGGCGATACTTCTCGCACCATAGAAATTCTTTACTCATTCAATTCTCCATAATATATAATTCAAGTATACTACATTTGCAGTAAAAAGTCAATAGAAAAGATGGGGTAACTGAAAGGAAAGTTACCCCACCCCAAATATAAGTCTCGCGGAAAGGAGACGCTACGACTTATAATCTTTTATTCTTGTTTGTATATAGTCAACGACTAACTCTGTATCCTCAGGAACTTCGTGCTTAAACTCTGACACGTTTCCATCATCCATTAGATTTGGTCCAAACATATTACTTACATTCTTAACTTTAGTGAACCGACCTTTAATAAACTTTTCTGATTGATCAGACCCACGGTCTTTATATCTCTGTTCACGTATCTCGTCTGATACATTAAGAATGATTATTCTAACTTCATGTCCTGCCTTCTTACATGCTTCAAAGAAAGAGACAGAGTTAAGTCTATCACCCTCAAAGATAACGATAGGTGCAGGAGTTCCTTCTAGGTATTCAATTACTGCAGGTTGAACTGCCATACTCAGTCTATCTGTACCACAGAATACCTCACCTTCTTCATACTTACCAAGCAACATCATGTTACCAGAAGTATATCCTTGAACAAGTTTAACAGGGGTATGGGGTGTCCACTCTTTACCCTCCATAAACTTCTTCATTAATGTAGACTTCCCTGTTCCAGGAACACCTATTATACCAATTACTAAACTCAAAAGAATGCCTCCAATCCTATATTCATTTTAACTTCATCTTTATACATCATCTCTAGTTTATCCAGTTTACCTGTATCAAGGAATGAAGTATACTTCTCCTTTATAATACCGCATTTATTGGATAAAGTCAAGTCTAAAGTTTCATTTCTTGCTTCCCATAATACATTCCATTCAATACCATGCCATCCATCTTTTTCTACTTTCATTATCTCTTCTGCTTGGCGGTCTAAGTAATACCCCAAGTAACGACCACGACTTGTACGAAACAATTTCTTAAAAGAACATAACGCAGTTTCCATAGCAAAGTAGTCAAGGTCTTTCTTAATGTGAGGGTAATCAACACGCATCTCATTTAGTATGCCAGTTCCTATACTTTCTAATCTATCATACTCTGCAGACGTTAATTTAGAATCAACCTTATCCTCTTCGCCAATAGCATAAAGAAACCCATTACGATGTGAACGACTTCCGGAGTAATCATTTAACATAAGACTTGTGGGTTCTATCTTTACATCAGCAGTATGCTTTAATTGTTGCATATAGAACCAAGTAGAGTATCGACCAAACTTATGAAGTTCTTTCTTCAGAACCTCCCAAAGATTATTAAAGTTCTCTTTCTCATTATCGCCATAGTAAGACTCTATCACTTCACGTTGAGTTCTATCACCTATAAACTTTTCATAGGAAGCATACATATCAGGTAAGTGTCCCTTATTCCATTTAGTATCAGTTTGATATCGCAGTCTTTTATAATTCTCTGTATTCCATGCTGTCATGCGGTCTACTGTCGCTAATTCGAAATCCGGATACTCATTCATTAATATCCAAGAGGTGGGTAAGTAGTATGTATTGCCATATAACCAAGCAAACCAAAGTCTCTGTTCATCATTATGCTCATAGCGTTTATTGATGTAGTTACCCATCCATATAGCAGGGTCACAATCACCATAAGTAAGTGCCCACGCAAACCAGCGTTTGAATGCTTCGGTTCGGTTTATTTGTTGCCTATAATCCAAGTGTAGTCCTCTATGTTTTTAGTGCTACCAAAACAATCAAGTATCACGTAAGATATCGTAGTGCTATCAGCAATGTGTAAGAAAGTGTCTTTAAACTTAGTCAAAGATTTAGACCAAGAATTATATTCTTCAATATCATTATGGTGAATAATTATCAACCCTTTCTTGGTTATTTTACCCATCTTATTTAGAATCGCACCAATACCAGAATTATAAACCGTACCAGAAGAAATGTTAATTACCGCAACATCCGGATGGACTTCTTCAACCTTTCGTGCCATTCTATCTAAATGAGTTTTCGAGTATGTTTGAAAGTTCATTTGTGCTTCAGCGTAGTTATTTTTAATCATCTTACGGGCAGACCTAAGATTACCAGAAATTTGAGATTTAGTCCATTCTGGATATAATTTATTCTCAACTGTTTCCTTAAACTTCACACCGTCCAATAGTTCGAAGTTTTTATCTTTCTTTTCAAGATTGTCCACATATAGGTTGATAATCGCACGTTGACAATCCTTTGAGGAGTTTTGTAATTTTAACTTAGGGTTATAGTTAGCGATAACCCCGAAGTGGTCAATGTTTGATTTGTTGTCAAGAAACTCTGAACTGTTAATGTATATAACTGGCACAGATGTCCAACCTGCTAGTTTTGCAGCGGCAAAGGTATGGTTACCATCAATGATAAGAAGGGTTCCATCTTTTCGTACACAGACAATAATTGGAGAAACGTTCTTTCTTGCTTCTTTAGGGTCGTGTTTCATTTTTTCAGAAATTTGTCTAACATGATTATGGTTAAGCAATTTCAGTCGAACTTGATTTAGGTCAAATCCTTTAACCTTTTCTATTGGTTCTTCAAACGTTTCATACTCGCCATTTTTAACCTTATTTAAAATACCTTTAACTAATTCTTTGTCGAAAAAATCATACATGTCAACTTCTTCGACTGGGTCAATACCTTTTATCCAGTCAATACCGACTTTCGCCATCTCATCAGAGATTTCTCGATAATCATAAATCCCTTCACCACCACCGTTAGATTTATTATAGAAGTTATCAGTACGTCTTGCATCAGCATGCTTCAACAGTTTACGCTCATGAGTAATAGCGTCTGGTTTACTGCCACGGTAAAGAATTGAACGGTGAAGGTGTCCTAGTGACCATGCTTCTCTTAGTTCTTTATCCTCAGAAGAAAATACATAACCGTCGTTGATGTTAGATGTGCCACGGTATCCAATATACATCTTACCGTTATTGACATTACGGTATCCATAAACAAATGCTTTAAACGTTTTATCTTTCATAACTAACAAGTCCTTTCTCAAGTTATATTATTATTCTATACTATTTAAACTAAAAAGTCAACACTTTTCTTTAAAAAAATTTACTTAATCCTTCAAGTTCTACAAACACTTCAACACAACCACCTTTACCTTTTTTGTTTACAGCAGAATAAATTGTTGGGTCTGATATATCATAGTGCCCATCTTGGAAGGTATTATTAATTCGAAACATTGATAGTTGACATCCACTTTTCTGTTTCCCAAGAAACTTAAACCCACATTTCTCGTAAAAGACAACAGCGTCTGGTTCAGCAGAAACGCGGAAGTAAAGTGCTTTATTTTCTTTCACCTTTTGTAAAGAATCGATACAAAGTGCTTTACCTACACCCTTACCTCTGTGCTCAGCAAAGGTATGAAGAAGTTGTAGGTTCGCTACCTTGGGTGAGCGTTTAGATATGGTTGTAATGATAGCACCGAGTAAGGTATCTCCTTCCCATGCCCCTGTACAGTATTCCCATTGGTTTTGCATATTTGCTTTTGAAACAAAAGTCTTTGCAAACTTATCGGCAGGGTTATCAGTAATACTAGACTTGAATTGATCAGCAGTACAACTACGCAACTTCATTATATTCTCTTTTTTTAGTACCACGTTCTTTTGGATACTTAGTGTCTTTCCATCCCATGTACTCAAGGTAATTCCAAACAAAAGGAGGAAACTTATACTCCTCTTCAGATAACAACTCTGCTACAGATGGTCCATCATTAAGTGCAGCGTCAATAAACTTCTCCGCAAATTTAAACTGTGAAACGATTTCTTCTCTTTTAGTGGTTGACCTAAAACAACGAAACTCAATAGTTCCTGTGTGCTTCATACAGTAGGTATTAATGGCATATCTAAAGGGTCGTCCCATTGAAACTCCATCTTTACCTGCAGCGTGCATCTTAATAAATGACTTAAAGTCTGTAGCAAGATTAGCAATATTGTTTGACATATATTCAGGCATCTGTCGACCACCATCATACTTCAGATACATCTTAGCACCCTTACACTCTTTCATATGAATATGGTCATAGAATCCATAACATGCGTTGACAGTATCCTCTTGATTCTTAGCGATATAGGCAGTCAACTTTTTAAGACCCTCAATATCATCCTTTAGTTCAGGCACAAAGATATGTAAGTGACCGTGATTAACACAACCAGCAGAAGGGATATTACCCTCCTTCTCAAAGAGTTCTTTAATTTCAATAATACGGTCTACTTGTTCTTCCCATGTGTTGGTTGGTTTAACATTAATCTCACCACCCATATGGGGTGCTTCACCTAGTGGGTCGCAAGCAACATTAATAAATGGTGGGTGGATATTTACTACATCAGTCTCAGCATATTCCCATTTACCAAGTTCGTCAGGAATCTCTAATCTTCTATCTATATCTCCCCATTCAATTTCATATCCATAAGTGAAGGTGGAGGGGTCGTATCTTTTTGTCATAATATATCCTTTAGTTTTTATATTATACTATATCTCAAATAAAAAGTCAAGAGAATAATGGTTGTAAATCTTTTTCTTTACACCCAACTCTTTTTGGTTCGTAAGTTATTCCAGCACGTTTCGCTATGTCCCTTGTGGAAGTAATAATGTATCCATTTGGTGTGTCTGTTACATATAATGGTCTCTTACCATTTCTGTAGTACTTAACTCTCTTATCTGCATGTAATTCAATTACAGATAATGAAGAGTCTTTCCATACAAATAATGGGTCAAGACTATCTTGTATCGTAAGGTTAAGAAGTTCAGAGTCATTCTTACCTTGTGTTTTATACCCATACATTGATTCCCAGTTCTCAGGTAACTCTTGTGTCACTACTCCATTATGAGCAATCGCTAGGTCATCAGATATCTGTATGGGTTGATTATAGTTTAGGTCGCTTGTTGAATACCTACAATGTCCAATAAGATAAAGGTTGCCATCTTCATTTATAAACTCCTCAAGTCGAGGGAGAGCAGAGAAGTGTTTAGCAGAAACTGCCTCGCGAAGAGTGACAACCTTACCTTGTTTTACATACGACAAACCTGTCGCATGCAGTCCCCGAATCCTAGATTCAAGGAATAAGTTTCTTACCATATCTAAGTCTTCAATAGAAGGATTAGTAAGAGATGTGCCAATAACGGCACACATATTAAAAGAAACTTTCTAAACTAGATTCTTCTTTTAATGTTTCAGGGTGATACTGATTTAACATATCTTCACCACCGTTTGTTTTACAGTAATCATACCATTCTTCTGTGTCCCACATACTAGGGGAAACACCATTCCAGTATGGTCTCCATAATTCATGCTTTTCATTTAACCTTCTGTCATCAACAAACTGACGACGTAATGATTCATATTCGAAAGAACCAAGTTTATCCATATCTTCACGGAAGTAGAATACAAGAGACATGCGAAGCATATTTTCTGCTCCGGAGTCCGGAGTTTCGATAGGAGTATTACCGTGTATAATTCTCATGTTATCAATCAGAAGTAAATCTCCAGGACGCACATTTATGGCAGCACGTACTTCAGGAGTAACAAGGTATCCGCCTTTCCAGTCTTTACCATCTTTAGTAATCACTGTAAGATTAGAGTAACCCTCATTCAAAGAACCTGCGTCACGATGACACGCCATCCTAGCATTACGGTCAGACTGAGTAGTGTTAACAGTAATCGTAGTGAATGTAGTATCCTCGCCAATTAAGAAACGATTATCTAATCTGTCCGCAAACTTCTTCTGAGCAGCATAACGATTAGGAACCATCCTCGCCATTTCACTATCAAGTTTAC